TGACGGTGAAGAGAATAGATTGGTTCGGACGGTTTTGTGGGAAGAGATCGTGTCTACTAACGTGTTAGTAAACAAGGAGCTCTACAGGCAAAGCCATTCCCAGCCATCTGGGAATCCATATACCGTTATTATTAACTCTCTTGTCAATTCAATTATCATGCGGGTTGCGTATATAATTTGTAAACGCAACGCGCATGCTAAGGGAATTGTCAAGAACCGTGAATTTGATTTTTGTAAATGTGTGTCTCTTGTTTCGTACGGTGATGATAATGTGTTGAACATTAGTGATGAAGTAATAGGTTGGTTCAACCAGCTCACTATTACTGATGCCCTCAAGCTTGTTGGGTATACATACACTGATGAAGGAAAGACGGGAGAACTTGTTCCATACCGAAAATTGGAAGAAGTTGGTTTTTTGAAAAGAAATTTTGTTGCAAACCAATATGGCTATCATTCGGCGCCATTGGATATTAACGTAATTAAAGATATGACTAACTGGGTTAGAGGTGAGCTCATTGCCACTTCAACCATTGAAAATGTAGAATTCTCACTTAGAGAAATGGCTCTTCACCCTCGTGAAGAGTATGATCAATTTGTTAAAAATATTAAGAAACTAGCCACCACCCATGGTGTCAAAATTGATGCGCCCGCTTACGACGCATGGCAGGAGTTATTCATCAGCGAATACTTTAGCTTTTAAATTTGTAAGCAAAACACTCACAATATACCAGATCCTTTATGAACGACATAGTGAAGGAAACCGTGCTGTTGTGTTTTATGTGCGTTTTACTGTACGCGTTAGCAGCCCTAACATACAGTGTCACCCCTCTCACACGCGTGGCTATGCGTGCAGAGGTAATTGTTTAGCCGCTACAACTCCAAATAACAACTCAGCTGTCAAAATGGAAACGAACGCTTTACTTTCAACCGACGTACAGGCACCTTCAGTGTCTGTATCGGCAAGTTCACGTAACATCAAATTTTCAAACACAGATAGAACAAACCACAATTTGGCCACTATTTTACAACGTAAAATACAGATGGGAAATTTTGTTTGGGATTCTGATGTTACCGAATTGCCACTTTTTATGACTCCAGCAAATTTAGACAATGTTAGAACGGTCTATGAAGGGTTGTATCCACAAGCTATGTTCGAAAAGTCTGCTATGTTGGTAGACAAGCTGCAAGGCTTTCGCTACTTACGAACAGACATGGAATTTGAGCTTAAAGTTAACTCAACTCAGTTTATGCAAGGCGGTTTGATGATGTCGTGGTGTCC